CAAAGCAGAATCTGTTGCATCATACAATTTTGCAGATGCTGTTACTGCACTAGCTGTTGTGTTTGCAATATCCAACTCAAGTACAATACTATCCTTTGATGCTGGTGCTGTGTATACAGTTGTCTGTGAAGTTACACCAACTGCTTTTGCATTTTTAAAATCGTTTGCCATGGTTTTATTCCTTTATTGATGGTTGTGTATATTTTGTGTAGTGGAAAGATGGAGGTAACATTCTAGTATACCTGTATTTATAATATCAATTCACTCTGTTTTACCTGATACTTATTATTTATAAAACTTATTTTATCCTAATGCAATTGCAAATACTAGACCAGACCCAACTCCTGCAGCTGCAGCAGTTGCTGCGGTGTTTGCATAAGCAGTTGTTGCAAGTTTCGTTGAGTTATCACCCGCACTTTGTGTAGTACCCGTCACTGTTCCGACAATAGTTGCAGCAGTCAAAGCACCAGTAACAGTAAGTCCACCTGTTATACTTATATTACCTGTACCCGTAACATCTTTACTATTCAAATCCAGATTGCCACCCAATTGTGGAGTAGTGTCTGAAACCAGATTAACTGCACCAGACACAGGCCCGACAATATTGGTTGCTGTAATCGTACCATTGATAGTGATGTTACCAGTTCCATCAATTGTAAAACTATTCAAGTCTAAGTTAGCACCCAGTTGTGGACTAGTATCTCCGATAACATCTGTAAGTAAACCAGAACCTGCGAGGGTTTTGTTTTCCCATACGGATGAAGAAGCATTCCATTGTAGAATGTCATTGTCTACCAGTGATGCTATGGTTGTGTCATCCATCTCCATGATGGTATTTTCTGTTGCCACCTGTGCATCAACATAAGCAGTTGTTGCAAGTTTCGTTGAGTTGTTACTTGGAGATTGAGTTACACCCGCAACTGTTCCGACAATAGTTGCAGCTGTCAAAGCACCAGAAACAGTAAGTGAGGCTCCTGTCAATACACCTGAAACAGTAGCACCACCTGTTATACTTATATTACCCGTACCAGTAACATCTCTACTATTCAAATCAAGATTTCCACCCAGCTGCGGTGTGGTGTCTTCTACAACATTTTCCAAATCGTCACTATCACCACTTAGTACTTCATTAATAGCAGCAACGATAGTTGTCTTATCTGAAGTAGTAAGAGTAGTCAAGTCACCCTGATTAACACCAAGATCATTGGTCTTCAATCTCCATTGATCGAATGTATCTAATAAATTAACTGTTACTAATGCCATTGTATTTCCCTTTATTTTATATTTATCTTAGTTATCCTATAGCGATTGCTAATCCAAGTGAAATCCCACCAGCACCATCTGCACCGTCTGCTGGTTTGTCAACGAAACTGAGATTTCCAGAACCGTCTGTTTGTAGAATTTGTCCCACTGTACCGTCTGTAATACCTAATGAGGTAAGTCCAACACTAATGAAACTAAAAGTACCAGCTCCATTTGTAGATAACACTTGTCCCGCAGTTCCATCAGAAATACCCAATGCCGTAAGACCAACATTGATGAAACTTAGATTAGCACTACCGTCTGTAGATAACACTTGTCCAGCAGTTCCGTCTGCTACGTTTAGTTGACCAATACCTATAGAGTTACCTACTAATGACGCACCTGATATTGTCCCAGCTGCTGCTGCAAGATTAGACCCGTCTGAACGTGCAAGTGCAAAACCACCAGCAGTTGCACCATCATGGACAATAGCAGTCTTGGTAGTTGTGTTAACAGTTATCTCACCAACCAAACCTGTGAATGATGAATGTTCGGAGGTAGTACCTCTTCTTCTTTGAACGACTTTAGCCATTTTGTTTTCCTATAAGTGTTTGGATCATTTCTTTTAGTTCTGCAATATCATCTTTCATAGTTTTAAACTCTTCCGCTTCTTCTTGCTTTTGTTTCCTTGCTCTTTTATAATTTTCCAATGCGTTCATGTTAGTACTTAGAACTGCTTTAGAATTTATATCACGAATAAGTTTTTTATTATCTATGTTTACAGTTTTCATAATTATGCTAATGCAATAGCCCTCATGTCTTTTAATAATGGAACTCTCGTAGTTGTACTAGAATTCATAACAATCTTAATTGCAAATGTTTTGAAACTGTCATAGGTAACACTACTTGTTACATAATCAGTTGACTCCGATACATTATTTGGAACATACTCCAGTTCTAAAAATGCATCATTACTATCAGAAACAGAAACTGCATTTGCATTTGATGTTTCTTTCATTTGTTGCCATGGCCTATCTTCAAAAGTTGATGCATCAAATTGTGATAGAACTTTATAGTAAACTTTGATACTTGAACCTGATTGTCTATTTGCAGTAACAAACATTTTCAAACTGGTAGCATCAAAACCATCTTTCAGGTTTACCCGTCTGGTGATGTACCTTGCCGTTGCATCACCACCTGAAGTATTAGTCTCATTAGTAGAAAGATTATTTACAATATTTTCAATTGTGATAATACTGTTTCTTCCTATATCAATCATAGGACTAATATGACTTGAACCTGAAGACAGTGTTGCCTTGGCAACATAACTACCAGCTGCAGTTCCAATTTTCTTAGGTGAATCTAATATGTAATTTGCATTTGCAACAATATTATAAAATGATGTATCAAGTAAACCTGTACCTTGATCTGTCAACTTGATAGACCATCTTGCTGCTGTTTGATTCATCTTAGCTTCTTGAGGAACAATCTGAATTATGTCTGCTTTGTATTCAGTAGCAGATACTCCATCTTTGAATACTGCTTCAGCAGTTGCACCTGTAGTAAACTCGGCACGATTCAATACGAATGTTAAATCCTGATTCTGGTCTGGACTCCACGTTGATGCATTTTGTGATTTGAAAAATACACCTGCGTATGGTTGTTCAGAAATCTTCCTAGTAGTTCCAATAATGTTTTCACCGAATTCAGAAATCCATGCTTCGTATTTCAAACTATTACTCAATACGACAATTGCATATTCACCCGGCTGTAAGTAAACGATAGATGGAAAAGAAAATTTAGTTGCAACACTAGCATCCTCACTTACATTAACATTAGCAGGTAATTTACTAACATCAGAAAATGGAAGAACAACTGGTGCTGGATAACCATTAACGGTTGTTCTGATTTGAACAGAAACGGGAAGACCGTCATCGTCTTTCGATTTGAAAAACAAATCAACATCTGTCAAATAGATTCCATCTGGATACAATGCTTCGTCAACCAAGAATGTTTCAGCCAATGGATCGAACCAACCACCAACATTAACTCTATTGAATGTGTTTGTAGATTGTCTGAACTCCGTAGCACTACCAGCACCCAATGATTCAATTCTTGGAACTCTTGTAGACACCACAACATTTTCTTTTGTCTGCAATAATCCTTGAGCTGAATAAGTTACTTCACCATAAGTTGATGCAGAAACTAAATCACCAGTTGTATTATCAGTCAATAAGAATTGACGTTCACCAGTTCGGAAACGTAGTGTATCAGTATTCGGTAATGAGAATTTCAAGTTATCAACGGAACCAGCGTCATCAGTGAATACTGCACCACCCAATGAACCACCACTAGGGGTAACATAAACAGAAACAGGTTCACTATCAAAGTAAGAATATAATCTTGTGTTTGGTTTCATTCCACGAATTGTAATCGTAATATCTCTTGGTCTAATAAAAGGAACAATAGATACATCCGTGATTCTATCACCAATGCTATTTCTTACAGTATCAACACCAGTAATCTCATTTCGGATACCTGATCTTGTTTCTATAACATCTTGAACAACAGTTTCAGTTGTTCGTCTTCGGATTGGCCAACCCCTTGCAGCTCGTTCAATACCACTTGAAGAAGCTACAACGGTTTCTCTACCTGTACCTGCTGATTCCCAATCATTGAATTGTGAACCGAAACCTAAACCAATTAGATTTTCCCAAGCATCATTCTGTCCACCAATATTTACAACTACCTCTGGACGGGTATTAGTATCAATCCAGTTATCACTTGGAGGATTCAACTCGAGCTGTCCAATCCATGCCAACACAGCAAATGGATTTACGTTGATTGATTTACTAGCAACCTTCTGTGTTACAAATGCTTTTGGAGTATAAGGCAATGTAACCAAGTTACCATTTTTTGTTACACCAGTTGATGCACCTTCGTCTAAAATTAAATCAGTTATATTAGAATTAAAACGTGGACGCAAAATCTTTTCATCAAAATCAATAGCACACAAGTAGTCATCACTTTTAACATTACCAACACTGTGTCCATTGAACCCGTCAATCAAGAAACCATTTTTGAATCTATCCAACCCAGCAGTATCTTTAATGACAAGCTCTTCAGTATCTTTTTCTAGCAATGATAATGATGTGTAATATTCTAAATTGTTAATACGTTTTTCTAACTTACCAATGTCCCGCATCGTGTATCTTTTGTTTTCAATATATGAAGTCCTAACATCAGATGGTTTGAACGTATAAGCAGGAATGTAAATAGTATAGAGGTTCATTGTACCTTGAAGCTTTGATGGTGGTACAGTTGACAATGATGGGACACCTTCGTTATTCCCGAATTTTCTTTCTCTACTTACATAAATTGTATCAACTCTTGGAAGATAATAACTATAGTCAGCTGACCAGTTTGTATTTGGTACAGGCAACTCAATGTTCTGCATGGTTGTTAAATCATCAGTTCGTCTTGGTCTAAAGTCAATACAATCTCTTAGCTCAACTTCGTCACCTGATACTGGACTTGTGAATTTTGGAATATAATCAAACCCGACTGCTGACGTATATGAATCAGCTGAAAGATATCCAACACCAGCATGAGTTAAATAATCAAACACTACTGAAATTCTACCAGTTGGTGCAGTCACTCCACTCTTCAATTGTATTCTACCATGATCGTAAAAATTATCTTTCTGTCCGTTATCTAAAACATATCTTGTTGTAATATTGGTATCACCAGCAGCAACAGCAGAAACTACTTTCGTAAATCCAGTAGTTCCACCAGTAACATTTTCAGCAACAAACGTCCCAGAGGTAACGACATACGTTACACTAGTAGAACCACTAGCTCCAAGAACAACAGTTCCCTTTGCACCAGATGTTACACCCGTAATGGTTTCACCCGGCGTCAATGTTTCAGCAGTGCTCGTAACTGTCAATGTAGGTAGAGTAGCATCATTACCCGCATTACCTGAATCATAGATTCCTTTTATTTTCCAGATATCTGATTTTGCTAACAGGTCATATGAAAGAGCAGTTGTATTAGGTGTAGTATATTTCTTCTCAAAATTTGAAACAAGTGTCTTTGACTTTTCCTGTTTTGTATCAATATTAATTGTTGCAATAATATCTGCTGTAAAGTTACCAGCAATATTACAATCAAATGTAATCGTAGTATTATTAGGAGCATTGACAGTTGCAGTTTGACTAGCACCATCAAAGGGTACAATATCATTAACCGAATAACCAGAAGTTCCAACAGTCTTAACAGTTGCTAGATAATATTCTCTTTTATTTGAATTACTTAATGCACCTGAACCAAAAAATGTTTCTGAAGAACCTGAAGTAGAAAGTGTAGCAATACCTGCTGTAAATGCAACACTAGTAAAAACTCTTTTTGTAGTATAGCTCGTATCAACATTTCCACTAATATCACGAATAGTTTTAATAGTATCCTGTGGAAGTTTGAAAACCAATGTGTTATCAGAAGTCTCAAACAACTTAGCATCACCAGCAGCAATACTACCAACCTTACCAGTATTATCAATATTAACTTTAGAGTTAACTACTACAGGTGTAGTTGATGAATCAACGGGGATCACCACTGATTCGACAGATGCAAATGTTGAACTAGTCATTTTGATATCATACAAGTACATATTAATAAGTAGAGTAGTACCAGTACCAGAAACATAATCAATGTTTCTTACTTTAGCTGTACCAATTTTTGTATTTGCATAAGTGCCGGGATTAGTCAACACCAGACTAGCATGAGCTAAATTGTGAAGGTCAACTGCCTGATGATTTGATATATCAAATTTTCCTTGGTAATTTTTAGTAACAATATAATTTCCATATTGCATCAATCTGTCAAAGTTGTTTACGTTAACACTTGTCCTTGCTCGGTCAACTCTGATAGGTGTGGTCACGATTGTCTCAAACTCATACCCTTCAATAAATGATTTGCCGGGATCAAGTCTTACAAGAAATTTCGTAACATCATTAGGATCATCTTTCAATTGAATATTATGAGCTCTAACTGTATAACTTCCAGACTCATCAAATGTTCGTCTTGCAAAAGTTTCTTCCAATACAGAATAGATTGGAACTTTAATATCTTTTGTTTTGATTCCCAGTTCTACTCTTAGAATTTCATAGAAGTCTGAATCGTCAATTGATGCAAGTGTTTTCTTACCAAGTGTCAATGCAAGTTTCAGTCTATCTGCGCCAGGAGCTGCAAAGTTTGATGAACCCTGTGCATTGTCAAGTAATGTAGTATCTGCACCAGAACCAACAATGGTTTCAATTGCTGATAAACCAATTCGGTATGTAGGAATATTTGCATACTTATCTAATATAACTGTTTGTGCCAGTGTCTTAATAAAATTACCATTGACATAAAACACACCCTCTGATATTGATGCTGAACTACCTTTTCCTGTAGGGGTTGCTAGGTAGGCAGTTGAGGTTCCAGTAACACCACCCGCAGGAGCAGACGACATAGTAACAGCCGGAGCACCTGTATACCCAGTACCACCACCAGTAACCGTAATTGACGTAACAACACCAGAAGTAATACCTGCGATTGCAGTTGCAGTTGTTCCACTGCCAGAAGGTGCTGCAATAGTCATAGTCGGTGCTACCGTATAACCAGAACCACCACTTGTTATTTTAATTGTTTGAATATATGTTGGAGAGGTGTCAACTACATTTGCAGAAACACTTAGGTCTGTTGCAACGATTCTTTCACCACCTAGAAATGCTGGTGATGTTATAATAGTTGATACTGCGACTGCACCAGTTCCACCACCACCTGTAACGGTTACGGTTGGAGCTGAAGTATAACCAAGTCCTTTGCTAGAAATATCAATAGCAATAACTGAACCACTACTAACAACTGCTACTGCAACTGCACCAGAACCACCACCACCTGTAATGGTAACAACGGGAGTTTCAGTATATCCAGAACCAGTATTATTCATGTTAATACCTTGAACTGAATTACTTGTCGCACCACCAGTAATATATTTTACATAAACTGTGTCAGGATCACCAGCCGTTGCATTTATAGCAGTGTACCCAAGTATCATTGCCTTGGTTCCTGATTGTGTACCTGTAATTGTTTTATTTTTAAACGAAGATATATTTATATCAACACTATTGTATTGTGGTTTTAGTTTAACATATTCATATTCCAGATTTAAAACTAGCTCACCACCAGACACCTTACTACCATTTTTAAATACATGGTCGCCAAATCGTTTGATTTGATTTCGTAGAATACTTTGTTGTTGTGAAAGTTCTCTCGCCTGAACTGGCAACGATGGTTTATAGAGAACTTGATGAAACGATTTGTCTTCATCATAGTCATCAAAGTATGGTGTTTGATTCGTATTGATAGAAATGTTATTTGACATATTTACCTTTTTATTTTTTTAATTATTTATATCTAATTTAAATTAGAATTCACAAACAAGTTTGATGTCTTCTGTAGAATCTGATGCACGAACAATCGGGCCACGAAACTCTGTGTATATAATACTTCCACTGTCTTGATCTAATTCTGTATTATTATATGTTGAACCAGTTGCTGCAGAACCACTTGCGGTTGGGTTTGCTACAAGATGAACTTTTCTAAAGTCATCGTTAATAGGAAAGTCAGCACCTTCGTTTCCAATCAAACGAATGTTCAACATTACATACGCACCACCTAATTCCGATACTGCATTTTTTCCATGACCGCCCGGAGGACTTGTTCGTGCTGCAAGAACAGCTGCACTTCCACCAGCTGCCATTCCACTTGTAACAACTGCTGTCAAGAATCTATAATTTGAACCAACACTTACCATTGAAACTTTTGTAATAACACCACTGGTAACACCCGACACTCTTGCAACTGCACCTGAAGCAATTGGTAAATCACCAGCAGTAGGTGTTAAAGTTACCGCAGGCATTACTTCATAAACACTAGTGTTATCAGGAGTTGTTGTCCATGCTACTGAAACCGTAGCAATTTTTGTTAGTCCAACATAATCAGTAATCGTTCTGATCTGTCCACTACCAACACCATCTGAAATATAAACAGTCATTGCATTATAATAATCATCTGTAGCAGATGCGGTAGCTGCAAGTGTGATATTTAATGAAGTACCAGCTTGTCCTTGACCTGTATCAGTTTTATAAAGTGTACCACCAGAAGTCACAGCAATATGTTCAAGAGCACCAGAGACTGCTGCATCTTCAACTGCTTTTTGTTCTGGTTGTGCTGCTACATTTGCAGGTGAGTTAACTGGAATCCAATCTGTAGTTACATATTTCAATACATCAGATTGTTGAACTTCTAACATAAACTTCCATCTGTATTTATCTGAGGTTTCAATAATACTTGCAGAAGTTCCAGTTGGCTGGATAGTGGAGTTAACTCCACTATTGTTACTAATACACTTGTATACTCTAAATGCATCTGTGAACACAAAGAAGTCTGTGTCAATAATGTCATCGGTGTATTGATTGTATTCGGGATATAATGTGCCAGATGTCCAATTAACCCTTTTAAGAACATGGGATACACTAGAGCTCTGAATTAGTTTCGCAGCGATCATGCTATTGTAGTGTATGTATTGTGACACACTCGTATCAATAGGAACGGGAACATCAATATCACTAGGACTAGTTTCAACATATTCTCCCGCACTAGTTCCAGACCACGGATCATTCTTTCCAATCATCAGGTATACTTTATTAGTCGAGATAGACGCAATAAAGTTATCTGCATTGTATTTTCTAAAACTATTATTGATTATTGCACTCATAATTACTAGTCCTTTTAGATTTGTTATCTACTTATTTATATATTTATAATACTTTTTTAGTTTTTTTTGATATTTTTAAACATTATTGATAGTTCTGTCTGCAAAAAACCTCATAAACTGGTCTTGCATAGGTGATATTTGTTGTGCCAGATTGAAATTTGCACCAGCTGGAGACTGAAAACGTGTAGTGGTTGTTCCTGTAACCTTCCTAGTTTGCAATCCACCAAATAAAACATAGTCAATAATCTTCTCATTTTTTAATTCTCCAATCTGCATCCCTGGCTTACCTATCTGTCCAGCAACATTACCAATTGTTTGAGTCATTCCACCCAATCCAGTTGGCGGTCTGTATGGTGATACAGGAGTTGTATTTGAATCGTACTTTCTCCACTTGTTCCTATCAACATTTCTTCGGATAGGGCCGAGTCTTAATTGTGTTACATGATGACCATCATTGAATGGATGTGTAAAGTTTTGATTCGCAGGTCTATTTACATTTGGTTCTGGTAATCTTGACCGTACTGAATTCTGTTTTCTTTCATAATCAATATAATGACTAATGCTTCCATCACTTACCAAACCATAATCATCTGAACGTGAAGCGTCAGCTGCAACAGTAATATAATTATAATCCTCTACACCACTCTGATCGTTACCCGTCAATCCACCAATATTTATAAGTTGTTGAATACCTAAATCTTGTTCATAAGTTTGACATACTGTAGGAGCAGCAACACCAACACAAGTATCAACTTTTAAATTTAGAACAACTGGAGGAGCAATGTCACCATCATGGAAAATAATAGTATAGTATTTTCTCTGTGGTATTCCAGTAATCTTCATTGACAAATCCAACATAGAAATAAGTTGGATGTTTCCAAACAATGCTAGACCAGCTGGATGTGCAAGACGTTTTACTGTATCTCTCCACTTAGCAATATTCTGTCCTGAAGATATTACATAAGAGAATAACTGATAGTAATTACTGTCTTGTATATATTTTGTAGATGATAAGAAACCATCGTTGTTGAAAAATCCTGCTTGGTAAAATGGTTCGTATCCAGAGATAGTAACTGTACCTGTCGCTGTCCCGTCACCCTTTGTTGCAAAATTAAATGTAGGTGTAGTCGTAAAACCATAACCTTGTTCAGCAATTTTTAAAGTTTTAATACCACCGATACCAACACCACTCAAAGTAATATTTGCACCCGTCCCAGTTCCACCACCTGAAATTGTTGGAAACGAATAATAACCTCGGCCTGGATTTTCAATTTCAAGACCAGTAATAGTTCCAGCATTGTTAACAGTCCTAACTAAAATACTAGCAGTCCTTCCATCAATATTCAATGTACCCATATTATCAAAGGTAAGTTTATCACCAATGGTATAACCAGTTCCACCACTAACAATAGTTGTAGAAGATATTGAACCTGAAGTTAATTCTGAAACTCTTATAAGAGCACCAGCTGCAGAACCACCACCACCGACTACTGGAATAACATCAGCGACAGAATAACCGTTGCCGGGATTTGTTATAGAGTAGTTTGTAACCATACCGCCAACAGTGAATGTCCATGTCTCACCTTCTTCGTATACCTTTTCCCCATTCTGAAATTCACCTACAACTCCAGAAAGAAAAATAGTAGATACAACAAACGAACCAATGTTTTCATTTAAAACAATTTCAACAATAGCAGAAGCTTTAGAAGTCTTACCAATAATCTTTTTACCC